TAAAAGTGCTTGCGGTGGACTGATTCATTATGTTTAATGTGGAACTAGCAGAAGTTGCCGAATCTCTGATTGTGTACGAGGTTGGCAACTCTAAAGTAGAACCAGTCATAGTTACAGTTCCACTATCAATTGTCATTGTACCCAAACCACTTCCAAAATTAAGTGTCCTGCTGCCTATAGTCGTGGTGGTTGCAGATAAGTTGGCTGTAGCTCCTAATATTGATGCAGAACCAGTTAAAGTTAATGTTGCGACATCTTCATCTCCGGTTGAAGTAATGCTCATTGCGGTATTATCGAGAGCAGATGTTAACCCGTTTCCTTGAAACCCACCAGTAGATTTCAATATGCCTGGGTTTGGGACATAACTTAAAGGAGTTGTAGATGGATCGGCATATAGAGTCAATCCAGAACCAGATCCGGTAACAAATGTTGGATAGAATGTACTAGTACTATTATCCGCAGTAACAGCCAAACTCGACGCAGATGCGGCTCCCCAAGATAATGTACCAGAACCGTTTGTTGTCAGTACGTGTCCATTGGAACCATCGGCAGATGGGAGAGTAAAGGTTACAGAAGTTGCAACGGATGCTGGTGCTTGGAACGCAATGTAATCAGAACCACCACCAGTTTCAATAAAGCGAATGTCGGCACCACCAGAAAGAGAAAGATCACTGGTAAATGTACCACCCGACTTTGGCATAAAGGTGGTATTAATAGCACTTTGTGTTGCTAGTTTTGTGCTACTAGTCCAATCCGCAGGGGATGCTTCGATTTGAGCACCAACCCAAATTGGAGTTGTGCTGCTATCATCCGCAGTCTTTAGCCAAATCTTTGGTGTACTTGTATTTGCCGCCAATTCACCAGCATTTGTTACTTGCGATGCTGATGGATCTGTAGTTCCACGCTTAATCTTAATAGTTGCCATTTAATTCCCCTTAATAAGTTCCACCATCAAGTTCCATACCAATACCCAAATATTCTTCCTCTGTGTCGGTATTACCGCGTATTCCTGTATCGGTTTCTATATAACCAGACACAATCATATTACCAGTAATATGTATATCTCCCGCTAAGGTAATTGTGCTTGTGCCCGATGATGCGCCAATAGTTATGTTAGTAGTTGAACCGGCTGCACCATTGGTTCCCAAATAGATAGTTTTTGTTTGTCCTGACCCGGCAAATCCCGGAACTATCGATGTCGTAGAAGAAGCAGTACCATTATGCCCAAGAACAAAACTACTAGCAGATGTCCCCAAATTAATAATTCCGCTTGATGTCGCAAAATCTACACCGCTAGTTGTTAATGTGAATAAACTTACGGTACTAAAAACACTAACACCTTCTATTGATGCACCATTAATATCACCAAAAATAATTTGTGGAGAGTTAACCGTAGTAGTCCCAACAAAAGCACCGATATTAACATTAGTTGTTCCTAGTACTCCGCCTGTACCAAGATTTACTGTTTTTGTTCTACCACTTCCAACCGCGCCCGTAGAAATATTTGTAGTAGAAGAATTTGTTGAGGCATACCCAATTGTAAGAGATGAAGTCGCACCAAATGCATTTATTGTAGTGGCGGTGGAGTTTAAAAGATTGAAAGACGAACTATCGGTTAGTATGCTTGTTGTAAATGTGGGTGATGTTCCGAATACCAATAAACCAGAACCAGTTTCATCGGAAATTACACCAGCAAGTTCTGCTGAACTTGTTGCTGAAAATACACTTAATTTATTTGAAGTATATGCAACAGTACCACCTGTACCAAACGCAATAGATGCGGCATCAGTACCAGAAAAAGACAAAGTGTTGTTTACTGTAAATGTTTTATTATCACCAACGGTTATAGTTGCTGCTGTGGCTGGTGCTGTTAAAGTTACACGGTTAACCGCTCCTTCAAGATCTGCAACTATTGCTTTTACCCAGTTTAATGTGTATACACCATTACTTGCACTTGTTAATGCCAAATAACTATTAACTGTGGATGTTGGTGCCGGTAGAACATATGGTCCATAATTACTGGTTAAACTACTAGGTGCAATAAAAGAAATAAAATTAGTACCATTTGCGGAATCTTCATATAATTTTATTCCTGCTCTATCCTTTAGTTGTAGAAAAGATGTTGTACATCCGCTTCCACAACTTGCAGATTCTTCCCATGTTAATAGTGAAGAAGAACCAAAAACTCCACCATCATTAAACTGTATTTCGGTATCATTTCCACCCGGTGTACCAGAACCACCAGTAGCATTACCATCAACAATTAAAGCAATATTATCTGTAGAATTATCACCAATGTATATTTTTTTATCGGGTATATTAATAGCCAATTCGCCCAACTCTAAATCTGTTGGGACGTTTCCCGGTGTGAGAGATCTTTTAATTTTGATTGTTACATCTGACATTAAAATTCTCCACCATCTAAAATTGCATATTTTATTTCACCGACATTTAATTTATCTAAGTAACTGGATGCGTCAACAGTTAGAATAGTAAATGGTGCCAATTTACCCATTGGTTGCTGCAATCTTGACTTGATTTGATCAAGTGTCGGAGTGCTTTCAAACACTTCCGGTTCTATTGCAGCAATTTGCTTTAAACCTTGTTCATTTTTAGCATAGTAGTATACTTTTGGCATTATGGTACTAAAAGAGTTGTAAACTTATTGACATTTTTTTTTATTACTATTCTATTTATGGTGCCTCTTTTATGAAATACATTACTTCGTTGTTTTACTGTAATTTTTAATTTCCTCATGTTGTTTCCACCACAAATTTACCTTTTATCAACATAGTTTGAACATCATTTAATGTTCTTACCAATGTGTAAAAATAATTTCCTGGATGTATATTACTCATTGTATCTGCTGGTATTGTCAATGTCGCAATACCATTAGAAATATTAATAGTTCCATACACAGAATCCGATGAAGGAAATGGTAGCGAGCCTTCCTGAACTGCTCCATTTGAATGAATTTCAAAAAAAGTATCGTAAGGTAATATAGATTTTTTAACATAAAAAGATAAAGTACCTTGATTTAAATTAATAACAGTACCATTATTTTCTGTATATTCAAATTCTATGGTATAATCTACACCCTGATCTGCATACAAATCATATATTCCAGCATCCATTATTTTTTATCCTTTCCTATATGATATTTTGGACACAGAACCCAATTTTGTTTTTCTTTAAAGGGAATTATTTTAATTTGATTTAAAGAAGTCAAAATACTGTTCATTTTTTCTTTATTTACAACAGTTAAAAGATTCCATTCTTCTAATAATTTTGCTATAGTATTTCTTCTGCCTATATCGGTTTCATCAATATCAGAACTTAATCCGTCGAGTAAAAACAACTCTTTAAAATGAACCAAGTAATATTTACCGCGTTTGTGTAAAATATGACAAGACTGAAACAGTTTATTTTCTTTTTTAGAAGAAACACCGATACGAGTTAATGTTTCTTTAATTTTTAAAAAACATTCAGAATCTTTTAATTGAACTTCCAACAAGTCATTTATATCAATATTGCTATTCATGATAATTATCCATATTATGCGTACTTATAATATGTATAATTATTGCTTTCTAACTCCGCCAGTTAAAGACTTAATATGTGCAATTTGATCTTTTGAAAGTAACGGTAATATTTCTAATGCTTTTTTAGTAGAATAACCATAGTATTCTTTTATTAAATTCAAGTCACTATATTCTGCTTTCTTATCCCATTTTGAGAATCTTCTCCTCTTTCTCACTACGGTTCTCAAATAATCATACTGCATCTTCTTTGGTAAAAAGTGCTTTTGATTCATTTCGTTAGCATGAAATAAAGTATCTGGAAAATAAGACAAAGATCTATTGATGATATAGGGAACATACTCCTTTTCAACCAATGGATCTTCGATAAGATTTTGTTTTGTGAAATTGATTGAATTTAACCAATCTGTTAATTTCATTTGAAGTTACACTCCATCATAATTTGTATTAAACAAGCCGTAAGATTAATTTCTTGATCTGCCACAAAGGCGGACTTATATTGATATTCTGAAATTGTTAAAACAAATGCGGGAATGCTTTCCGCTTCCATCATATCCTGTAAACCATCATACAACTTACGGAACACCTGAGATTGATCGTTATCTAAATTGGCAACAACCCACTTACGAACAGCGGGGAAGTTTTTCTTCTTCATTGCTTCTGCCAATTCATCAATGTTAAGATCACCAACTTCTTTCAGAATACCAACATCAATCTCACCAGAAACAGAATACCGCTGCAATTCATTCAATAGTCTGCGTAAATCTGGCGCATGGCGCATGATAAGTTTGACAAGAACCTTCTCATCATACTTAACTTTTTCATTGTCTAGAATAAACTTTACACGATCCAAAATGAATGGACCAAGTTTCATCTTATCTTTTGGAGTAAACTTAAAATCAATACAGGTGCATCTGGAATGAAGAGGTTCTATTACTCTGTTCTTAAAATTACAAGTCAAAATAAACCGGCAATTGTCCGCAAACTCCTCAATGAATCCACGCAAAGCAGGTTGCGTTGACTGTGGGTTTGAATAATCAAACTCATCTAGGATCACGGCTTTGCGATTACCTGTCAAAGAAACGGTACTTGCAAAGTTACGAATCTTTGTACGAAGCGTATCAATGTTACCATCTTCAGAACAGTTGATAATAATCCACTCCATGTCAAGTTCATTACACAGAGCTTTGGCAACAGTTGTTTTGCCACATCCCGGTCCCCCAGAAAGGAGAAGGTTCTGGAGTTCTCCAGAACCAATCATCTCCTTAAAAGTCTTTTTAAGACTATCTGGAAGAACACAATCATCAACTTTCTGCGGGCGGTATTTTTCTACCCACAAAAACGTATCATTGTTTGTTTGCATAAATTATCCGTTATACTTTGAATCCGGTTCAAGCGCAATCCAGTAAGAAAGATCAATAGTTTCGTGACTAAACTTACTGACGATCTTTTCTGTGATCTCTACAGTATAATCACCCGCAAGCAGTTTCAAATTTTCAACCTTAAAGTAAAACTCGAAATCTGCATCGGTTTCCCCAAGATCAACTGAGTAGTTGTTTGAACTGTCGTCGTTCTTATCCAAGGCAACCAATTCCATTCTTCCACCATTTGAACGAACTGCAATGTCCGGAAGTTGAAGAACTGATGCTGCTTTCTGAAGTTCATTAAAAGTTTTTTGTGTTAATTTAAACTTAACCACGCTTGTTGGCATGTTAATCTTTTTGGTGGGAGTTGTTAACAATTTTGGTTCACAGTAAAAATACTTTACAGAAGAACCATTTGCACCAGAAATAGTAACGTACTTCTCGTGGAATTCAAACTCAGGATCACTGAATAGACTTACCGTACCTAGAAACTTATTCAAATCCCAAACACCAAATGTAGTATCAAATGATTCTTCTACCTTTGCTTCCGCTAAAACATTTTTTACTGGGGAAATAGTTGTTATAATATTACCCGGATTTACCAAAATATTTGAATTAATTGATGCATAGTTCTTGAGAATATCAAGAGTTTTCTTTGATAATTTAATAGTTGTTGCTGTGCTCATAATTTATTCTTCTCCACTTCTTGAGTGTTGTTCAATATACTGTACGCCAAATTTATCTTCAATATCTTTCTTTCTAGGATTTCTAGTTTCCAGAGCATCATCCTCATTCTTTTTGTATGGTTGAAATCCAGGCATGTTTAATGGACACCACACTTTTGGATAATCCAATTTACCATAATTTTCTTTACCATTTACCGTAATATCAGTTAATTGAGTGCCTTGCTTGTCACCACAACCACACCCCCCGCAATAAAAAGAACCCTGAAATACCTGACTTTCTTTTCTATTACCACATGGCATTATATTTGCGCCATCACCATGACAACTTATTTGTCTGAGTTGTTTTGTTTCTGTGCTGCATTTTTTATTGGTAATGCCTCTAGAAGCCATAGAAGAGGCAAATGATGCTGCCTTTTCCATAAATGTTTTTCTTTCCGTTGCAGACAACGCTGCCATTTCTTGACGCATTTTGGCAAATTGCTCTGCCATTTTATCTAAATCTTTTGGTTCTTGATTAGTTTCTGTATCCATAATATACCTCAATTAAAAATCTTGAATGTCATTCATTAAGTTTTTAAGACCCTTTTCTACAAAGTAATTAAAGATTTTACTTCTATCGGCATTAACAGGTTTATTATATTCGTTTATAATTGCCTGTTCATATTCTATAGGTATGTATGATAGATCCACCAACAGTTGGTTTCTATTCCAATTAGATTCATACTCCTGTGGTACAGTACCATTTGTAGACCAGGTATCTAACTTTTTAGCAGAAAGAGGTTTCTGACGCTTACCATCAATTACAAACACATCATCTTCCGACAAAACATTTGGAATACCATCACCAGAATCACCGCGAATAATATGTTCAAACAAAAACTTGTCGGGTGTTTCGCAAGTAATAAATCCCTTTTGATTTGGACTGTATTGTGCGATATTTGGATATCGCATCAATTGCTTAAAATCTTTGTCTCCGGAAACGATTAGAATTTTTTCTTGGTTGTGATAGTGTTTTGACAAAGTAGCAATAATATCATCCGCTTCACAACGCTCCACGCGCATCGTTTTATATGGCATATTTTCTGCAACTTCGTTGCGAATCATTGTAAGTGTTTCAAAAATTTGCTTCCAATAAAACTCATCTTTGGCTTGTGCCTTCTTGCGATTGTGCTTGTAATATGGAAAGATTTCTTTTCGCCAATAATTACCAGCATCTTGACAAATTACCAATTCACCATAGTCTTGAAAAAATCTATTACGGTAATAACGATAAGTATTTAACGTAATATGACGTATCATTTCTTCATTCACTTCATCAGGACCCTTGTATTGTGAAAAGATTGAAGAAAGAATAATTTGAGTATTGTCAATAAGTATCATCTGATTACCTGTAGTACAACGGTATTTTCGTTAAATCTACCGTTTGGTTTTGTTTCTTTAGTTTTAACTGTTTCCCAAGCATTATTAATGGCTCTAACGCCACCTATCATACGAGAAAGAACACTTTTAGGATCACGAAGTTTCTTTGTTTTTGACGCTGTTTCGTCATAACCCAATAAAGTGGTTCCTTTGATTGTAAAACCGTCAACCAAAGGAGATGCTTCATACACCGTAAGTGTACGATATTTTGTGTTGAATGCAACTAATTTCTTTGCGCCAATAATTTCTCTTGGATCAACTGAAGTTAAATTAAATTCTGTGCATTCTTTTTGATATTTTAATTTAGCAACCAGTTGTTCTGGTTTCTTCTTTTTCTTCTTTCTTGGTTTGCGAATAGATTTTGCAAACTGTGCTTGTGCTTGAAAATGCACAACCATTTCTTGATGAAAGGTTAAATACTTTTTTAACTTTGGTTTGCTGAGCCAAGAATATGCCTCTTTAAGATCGGCATCTTTTCCTTCCACTGCTTCTTCTAATTCTTTAATTCTTGGCTTGAAATGATCTGCGATCATTTGTGCTTGTATTGATTTAATTTCTTTTTTACGAATCCATTCTGGAATATCAAAATCAAATTTTGTGATGTTTGGTTTTGTTAAATAATCAACCAACTCATCTACATGCATTTCAAGTTCCCCAATATATTCGGAAACTTGTTCATTAATTCGATCTTGAATTGAAACTTTTGGTTTTTCTATTACTGGTGCGGCGATAGGACGTTTTGTTCCTTCGGCAATTAAATTAGAAATATGTTTTTCAACTAAAGATCTTTTGATTTCCGGTAAACTTACGCCATTATTTGAAACGCGGCAATAAGCCCCAACACAGCGAAAATCAAAACTAACAGTAGAGGCATTGGCTACTGCTTCTTGATTTGTTTTTGAATACTTATTTTTTTTGATATATTCTAATGTGGCTTTACGGTAATCTTTTTCAGACCAATTGTAATTATACCAATTAAGTGCTTTTTGAATTTGCCAGATAAGTTCACTATCATCTTTGATGTTCATAGCAGCAATATTTGGTTCACCACCAAGTAGAACAGATTCTACTGTATCGCCTTTGCCAATAGTCTTGTAGCGTTTCTTGCTCATGCGTATAGTGTATCCAATTTAAAACTATTGTCAAGGTTTATAGAACACGAATACCGGTTCATATTTATGAAATCTATTATTTACTTTACAATAATTTTTGCACTTAGGTAAACCATCTTCGCCGACGCGGTTTTGTCCTGGCATATTTTCTAATGCCATTTTCAATGTATATTTGTATTCCATACCGAGCGACTCTAGTATCTTTCGAGAATCTTCTTCAAGAGGAAGATAATCGCCACTAACAAGCAGATCAGCAATATTCCACAAAAGATACCTATCGTTCTTTAAATACTTAACACAAGTTTCAAGTGTAGGACGGAGGAATCCATCTCTCCAAGAATCATATGAAGAAAACTTTTTATATGATTGATTTTCATCTTCTGAATATGCTTCTCTATTAAAATATGGTGGTGAAGTAAATACTAAATCTACTTTACCTTCGTATTGTTGGAAATCTTCGAGTCCAGATATAGTCTCAGAACCAGAAGAAAACAAATGATAAGTATTAGTGGACGAGAAGAAAGGATTTGCTCTATATGTCTTTGTATTATAAAAATCTGCAATAGCGTGATATTTAGAAGGATAACCATCGCATTGCCAATTTTCGGGATTAGGATCGGTTCCAACATAGTGTATATTTCTATCATCTCTTACTGACATTGCTCCTAGAATTCTTCCACCCCAACCACTTGAAGGATCGTAAATAACAATACGATCTTGTTGCTTGCAGTGTTCGGTAAATCGCTCATAAAGATACTTAGCAGTCATTGGTGGAAAATTAACCGCTGGTTGAATATATCCAATACGGAAGGAAGCAAATCCGGCTGGAAATACTCGTTCACCCTTCTTATACAAACGAATGGCATACAATTGATCATCTGGTAGATTTTCATGATCAAATGTGGAATAATGCCGATATGACATCTTGGGCTTCCATTTTTCAAACTGCTCTTTTGTCAGTTGAAGAATA